ATGTAAGCATGCTTTCTCAACAAATGGGAAGTAAGCTAAGAGGTGCTGTGGATGTTGAAACTGTAAGAGGAAAAAATGCGTTCTTCGATCAAATCGGAGCAACTGCAGCTGTGGCTAGAACAACTAGACACGGAGACACTCCTAGAGTTAATACTCCGCACAGTAGAAGACGGGTTAGCCTTTCAGATTTTGAATGGGCTGATTTAATAGATGATCTTGACAAGGTAAGAATGCTTGTAGATCCAACTAGCAATTACGCTAAAGCAGCTGCTGCTGCCATGAATAGAACAATCGATGATCAAATCATCGCTGCTCTTGGTGGCTCTGCAGATACTGGCGTTGCTGGTGGCTCTGCGGTTGCATTACCATCAACATCTAAATTCGCTACTACACAACAAGCAGACGGATTAACAATTGCTAAGTTATTAGAAACTAAGTTTTTCTTTGACAATGGCGATGTAGATCCATCTTTAAAAAGATACTTTGTGTGTGGACCAAAACAAATCCAAGATCTATTAGCGACTACAGAAATAAAATCTTCTGATTTCAATACTGTAAAAGCTCTAGCTCAAGGAGACATCAACTCGTTTTTAGGTTTCGAATTCATCATGTCAACTAGACTTGCTTTTGACGGAACTAACGCAGACGATAGATTATGTTTTGGTTTTACTCAAGATGCGGTCAAATTAGCGATCGGTTCTGATGTAAAAGCTAAAATCACAGAGAGAGATGATAAATCTTACGCAACTCAAGTGTACTACTCTATGGCTCTTGGAGCTACTAGAATGCAAGAAACACATGTGTTTCAAGTACCTTGTGATGAGTAATAATCACTAATGATCGGAGGCGGGCAACCGCCTCCATCTTAATCAACAACAATAGGAGAAACCTTATGCCAATGGGAAAAGGTACATACGGGTCTAAAAGAGGCAGACCAAGCAACAAGCTAAAAGGTGGTCAAAAAAGATTACCAGCAGCTTTAAAAGCAAAAATAATCAAAAGTAAAAAGAGGAAATAACAATGGCTAAAAGAGGCTTATACGCAAACATAAATGCTAGAAAAAGAGCTGGTACTTCAAGACCAAAATCTAAAAGTACAATTACAAAAAAAGCATATAAAAATATGAAAGCTGGATTTCCAAAAAAGAAAAGGAGAGCATAACAAATGGCTAGTGTCGTTCAAATCTGTAATTCTGCGCTTAATCAGTTAGGAGCTGCAAGTATTACTTCACTTACTGATAATTCTAAAAACGCAAGACTTTGCAATGAGCGATATGCTACTGTTAGAGATGCAGTATTTCGATGCCATCCTTGGAACTCATTAATCAAGAGACAACAATTAGCTCAAGATACTGCAACTCCAGCTTATGGATTTAGTTTTCAATTTACCTTACCAAGTGATTGCCTAAGACTATTATCAATAGATGCTTACAATGCGGATCACAAAGTAGAGGGAAGAAAAGTTTTATGCAATGAAAGTGCATTAAAAATAATTTATTGTTCTCAAATAACAGATCCAAACGAAATGGATATATTATTAAGAGAAACAATATCAGCAGCTCTAGCTGCAGATATAGCTTATGCAATTACAGCTAATCTCCAGGTAGGAAAGCTGATGCAAGAAAAATACGAATACAAACTATCACTTGCTAAACACGCAGACGCTAGCGAGGGATACAATGTAGATCCTAACAATGGACAAGTAGATCAAATCTTAACAGAAGATTTTTTAACAAGTAGATATTAATATGGGAAAACAGTTATTATCAATCCCTAGCTTTACAGCGGGGGAGATGAGCGACAGCATGCAAGGTCGTACAGATTTTGCGAAATACTTTTCAGCGGCTAGCCGTCTTGAGAATTTTGTTGTTCTACCTCATGGACCAATAACTAGAAGACCAGGAACCTATTTTGTATCAGAAGTTAAAACAAGCGCAAACAAAACAAGATTGATACCATTTACATTTTCTACAGAACAAACTTATATTTTAGAATTTGGCAATCAGTACATCAGATTTTATAAAGATAATGGTCAAATAACATCTGGTGGATCTGCTTATGAAATTTCATCTCCATATACAACAGCACAATTATTTGATTTAAAATTTGCACAGAGTGCTGACATCATGTACTTAACTCACGAAAGCCATCCACCTAAAAAATTATCAAGAACTGGTCACACATCCTGGAGTTTAGATAATGTTGATTTTACTGATGGACCCTACCTAGATCCAAACACTTCAACAACTACTGTCACACCTAGTGGAACTTCTGGAAATATAACTATTACAGCAAGTAGCTCTATTTTTGTTTCAACTGATGTAGATAGATTTATTAATTTTTCTAACGGCAATGCAAAGATAACTGCATTTAGCTCTGGTACATCTGTTAGTGCAACAGTAAATAAAAATTTTGATAATACTAACGCTGTTGAAAATTGGAAGTTAGGAGCTTTCTCTACAACAACTGGTTTCCCTAGATGTGTTTCTTTCTTTGAACAAAGATTAGTTTTTGCTGGTACATCAACACAACCACAAACAATGTTTTTTTCTAAATCTGGAGATTATGAAAATATGACGGGTGGTACAAATGATGATGATGCTATGGTTTATACAATTGCATCAAATCAAGTTAATGCCATCCAGGCTATGAAAGCTACAAGAACTTTAATTGTAATGACAACGGGTGGAGAGTATGCAGTATCTTCTGGAGCATCTCAAGATGCAATTACTCCAACAAATATAAATATTAGAAAACAATCAAACTATGGATCTGCTGGAGTAGATGCTTTGTCAATTGGAAACGCAACAATATTTTTACAAAGAGCAAAAAGAAAAATTAGAGAGCTAGCTTACAATTTTGATACAGATGGTTATACAGCTCCAGACTTAACTATACTTGCTGATCATGTTTCAGTTGGTGGATTTACTGACATGGCATATCAACAAGAACCATACTCTATTGTCTGGGCAGTAAGAGCTGATGGTCAATTAGCTGGTTTAACTTATAATAGATTAGAGAATGTAGTTGCCTGGCACAGACACATCTTCGGTGGTAAATCAGATACTGGTAAAACTGTTAAGCAACAAAAAATTTCTTTTACAGCAAACTCTACAACTGTCTCAACAACTAACAACACAATAACTTTAACTGGTCATGGTTTATCTACTGGAGATCAAGTTTATTATTACGCTGCATCTAATGTTATTGGCGGGTTATCTAATTCAAAAGTTTATTATGCAATAGTTGTTGATGCTAATACAATTAAACTTGCAACATCTACATCTAATGCTACTGGCAGTACAGCTATCTCATTAACATCAGCTCCTGGATCTGATACATCACAATTTATTTATCAAGGTGTAAATATAAATAATAATATTTTATTTATATCTGGTCATGGATTTAAAACTGGAGAACATGTTTTTTATGAAAACTCAGGTACTACTATTTCTGGTCTTGCTAAAAATACAAAATACTTTGTAGAAAAAATTGATGATAATCAAATACAATTATATAGTGATGAGCTTAGAGGATCTGTAGTTAATTTAACATCTGCACATAGCTCAGAACAAACAGATAAAATTTTAACTCATGCTAAAGTAGAAAGCGTTGCAACAATAGATGGCGATAGCGATGAGGATCAAGTCTATGTAGTCATTAATAGATACATCAACGGATCAACAAAAAGATTTGTTGAATATTTTACACCATTTGAATTTAATAAAGATCTTACAGCATTTCATTATTTAGATAGTGGATTAACTTATTCGGGTGGAGAAACTTCTACCTTATCTGGACTAACTCATTTAGAGGGAGAAGTGGTACATATAATCGGAGAGGGATCTGTACAAAATTCAAAAACAGTTTCATCGGGAAGTATAAATTTAGATGTAGCTATTGAAGAGGCACAAGTAGGATTATTATATTCTTCTGACTTACAAACTATGAGATTAGATGAGGGATATACAGAAACTACACAAACTAAAACAGTTAGAGTTTTTGATTTATCTGTAAGATTTCAAGATACAGTTGGAGCTAGTGTTGGACCAACACCAGATAATCTAACTAATATTGATTTTAGAGATAGTGGCGCAAGTATGGATTTACCCGTGCCATTATTTACTGGAGATAAACAAATTGAATTTGATGCTGGACACGGAGTTGAGGGATTAATTTATGTAAAACAACCCCAGGCTCTACCAATGACTATCTTAGGTATATATCCTAGATTGGAGACAGAGAGTGTCTAAGGTTGTTATTGTACCATTTGAAAATAAACACGCTGAACAAATTTTAGAAACTGGTTTAAATAGTAAATTATTAGAACTGAAACCAGAACATAAAAAATATGCTTACTACTTAAAAGAAGTTGGTATGTCGTTCACGGGTTTAGTTAATGACAAACCCATAGCGGCTGGAGGTGTATTTACACTTTGGGATGGCGTTGCTGAGGGGTGGGTCTTAGCTACAAAAGATATTTATAAGTATCCAATTTTTTGCGCAAAGCATATAAAGAATAGAACTGAGATGCTTATAAAAAATAATAAAATAAAACGATTACAAACAAGCGTCAAAGCAGATTGTGAAATGGCAATCCGATTTGCTAAATGGCTAGGTCTAAATCCAGAGGGAGTTATGAAAAGTTATGGTCCCGATGGTGCAGACTTTATTAGATTTGCGAGGATAGAAAGATGAGTTTTTTTGGAGATATATTTGCGGGTAAGTCACAACAAGCAGCAGCTAACTATAATGCTAAAATTTTAGAGCGTAATGCAAAAATAGATGAGCAAAGAGCTGAACAGATTATGTCTGTTCATAATGATTATTCACTTCCTAAATTTGATAAAACAGTTGAAATGATACAAGGTAAAACTACTGTAGCTTATTTAGCTGGTGGTGCTGATTTATCTGGTACTCCTATCGATATTCTTTATGCTAATGAATTAGAACTACAAACAGACAGAGATATAATGGATTACAATGCTGAGAACGCAAGAGACACAGCATTGAATGAGGCAATACAAAAAAGAGCTGATGCAGATTTATCCAGATGGAGAGGTAAGGTTGCTAAGAAAGCATCTTACTACGCAGCTGGTGCAAGTTTATTAGATCTTGGAACAAAAGTAATGGCAGCATAGGAGATAAATATGTCAATTAAATTATACAAATCACAACTTACACCAACTACAGATAACTCTAATGTAATGGACAGAAGACAAATTAGTTTAGCTGAGGCTGGTTCTGTTGGAAAAGCTATGAAAGGTTTTTTAAAATCTGGAGAAAATCTTTACATAAAACACCAACAAATAAAATCTGAAAACGATTTGTTTGAAAAGAAAAAAACTGTGATGAACGGATCAGATAAAGAGCAAGGTTTATCTGCACATAAACTTATTGCATCACAAATGAATGATCCAGACGAGGGTATTAAATATTTTAATAATGAAGTTAAAAAAGTTAAAGACACAACATCAGAATTTAAAGGAATATTTGCAAAAAAATATTTTAATAACTGGTTAAAAAAACAAGAGCTAGAAGATGTTAATGAGATTAGAACTAAGACTACTGCAAATCTAATTGAAAACAATAGATCTCAAAAATTAGATTATATTGAAACATTAAAGAAAAAAATACTTTACACACAAGATGTTAATACAAGAACTGCTGCACAAGATGAATTAAAAGTTTTATTAGAAAGTAAAACATTTACAGATTTATTTGGAGAAAAATCTGATGATGTAAGAAAATCAGTTAAAAGAGATATAGCTTTTTATGGTTATAAAAATGTACCTATAGATCAAAGAGAGGGAGCTTTAGGAGCTGCTAAAAAAGATAAAAGATTAACTGTAGAAGATATAGAAAAATTACAAACACATTTCAAAACATCAAGCTCAACATCTACAAAATTAATTAATTCTGAACTAGGTAAAATGGATACTATGGCTAGTGAGGGTATTCTTCCTAACATGACTACACTTGATGATTATGAAAAAACGGGAGAGGCTTTAAACAAACCAGATATAGTTTTGAAAGCACAAAGAATAAAAGCTAAAGTTGCTTTAGTACAATCTTTAAATTTAATGACACCTTTACAGATTGAAAATTTTTTAACAGATACTAGATCCCAAATAGCTGCTAACAAAAAGGGAACTTCAACAGTATTATTTGATCAACTACAAACTATTGAGGCTTATTCTGCAA